CGGTTGAGGATGATGCGTCGGTCCATTTCGAGCTGCGTTTCACCTGGACCACGCAACACCAAGCGAGCCCACCACCCACCCCCGGCCCGGAAAAGTAAACCGCCTACAGACTTAGCTAGTTTGTCATTGCGTCCGCCTTCATCCCCAAAACCTACCGCGATAGTTTCAAATAAATCCGTTGTTTGGTTCCTGTCACGGGTCAAGCTTCTTTCTTTCAGATCTTTCAGGCCTTCAGATCTGTACCCGTGTGTTTCTTGGTAGGTCTTTTTCAGGGCTTGGATCAGCTCCTTAGAAGGTGTTACCATTGTTCCGCCTTCACTAGACTTTTCTAGGTCCCATTCATATTGACCCTTTTCAGTCGCTGAAGGTGCTACCAAGACATAATTATTTTCATGTGCTTTTATATCCACGCCGGGGAGAAAGCCGATCATTTGAGTGATTGGGCTGTCTTCCCTTTTGAAGTAGAATAAATGCTTCCCACCGCTTGCGGTTTTGGCTTGTAAGGTCGGTTCAATTAGGTTTAAATACTTCCAGCGTTTGAGTGATTCAAACCCGTTTTCTTTGCCGTGCTTGTCAATATCAATCACAAAGAAATTAGTAGTTTTTAAGGCTATGTTAGCATTTGGGTGCTGGTCCCAAAAACTTTCTATTTCTTCCGCTGTCATTTTGGGCTTGTCCGCAAACTCTATCATGGGCCTTTTATTTTTAGGGTTGATAGGAATGACGGCAAAGCCTAACTTTTGATATTGTAAAGCGTAGTGCTTCATGCTAGCCATTCCTATTTACTTCCTAAAATTTAGAATGGTAGATCATCATCATTTACTTCTACGGCGCTTGTATTCGGTAGCCCTTCAGCTTCATCAAGATCATAATTGCGGTAAGTTTTACCCTTGCTTTCTGATTCAATGATTACCAAAGTATAGTAGGTTCCTACCGCTTTACGGTTAAGGGCTTCTTCTAGGGCCTTACCATCATCAAAATCAGATTTTAGGGGTGCGTCTTCTGCAAAGGCCAAGGCTTTTTGGAAGAACTTAATAGTACGTTGTACTGACCAGCCGATATCTTTCCCGTTCCAAGTGTCAAGCGTACCGAATGAAACATATTCGGTCCGGCCGTCATAATCACCACCGCGAATCTCAAAACGGTATTGAAGGCTTTCCCATCCGCTTTCTGCTACATTAAACTGTACAGATTTCAAAATAGCTTGGTATTCACCGGCTGGAATTGGTGCCGGGCCGTTTGCGCTGTCTTTGCGAGTGTCAAACCCTTCTTTTTTAATTGATTGTGCAATGTCTAGTAAACTCATTGTTTAATTCTCCTTTTGTGTTTAAATTATTTATTTAAAATTGTTGTATTAAAAATTAGAAAAGATCATCTTCAGAAATATTTTCTGTTTTCTGTGGTTTAGTCGCCTTTGGTTTTTCTTCTTTGGCTTCTTCCTTCTTAGCTGGTGCCGGCTTGCTTGGTGCTTTTGCTGGTTCCAAGGCCCCGCGAATTGTTGACAAGATTTTCAAGATTTCTTTATCATCAACCTGATCCATGTAATATTTTTTGCGTTTGCGTTCTACTTCCCTGTTATAGTTGTTACCAACTTTTTCAGTGTGGATCATCAAATCAGAATTACCATTAATTAGATTTACATACTTGTCCTTCAAGCTTGGTTTATCCTTGGTAGCGTTGCCATTATCATCATATTCGGAAACTTGCCGGCTGATATAAATGACATTCATAGGAAGGGCCTTTAGGTCAATTACCATTTCAGTGATCGCCTGATTGAAGAAGTCATAGCCTTTACCGTAAGGGATTTCTGACAAGGATTTCAAGCGGGGCTTTCCGGGCGGTGTCAATTCGTCGCAAACAGCAATTTTGATCATTTCTATTACATCATCAATAACATCCACTACCACGGTTTGGTATGTGTGCGTTTGAGTTTGCAAAGCCAAAAGAATTTCACCAATTTGAGAAATAACGCTTTTAGTAATTCGCCCTTGTTCATCCTTTTCGTTCACAAGCTGGATTGAAGGGACGGTATTCGCTTCAGCGTTACCATCTGTATTTAGGACGATAGGCGCCGGGAACTCATTCGCCAAATAGCTTTTACCGGACATGGTTTCACCATAGAAGAAGAAGTTCCGGGGCATGTCCTTTGGGATCTGTGGTTTGTTTTCAGGTAATTTAAAGGCCATTTTATTCACCTTCCCCAAAAATTGCTTCAGCCAAACGGCGTTTTAAAAATTCGCCAAAGTCACCAAGGCCATCTGAATCATCTTTTTCGATTTCACGGATTTCATCCCCGTTAGGGTAAGTTAATTCAAAAGTTGCGTTAACTTCAATGATTTCAGCGCCTAGCGTTTTAGCAAGCAATTTCATTTGTTTCTTTTGCACTTCATACGCTTCCGAAATCATTGTTAAAGCTTTATGAATTTCATCCGTATATTCTGCATGGTATGCAAGTGTACCTTTACTTTGGTATTTAGCCAAAAATTCGCCTGCTTCTTTGTCACGGAATACATAATATTTAGTTGTTACTTTAGTCATTGTTTAAATCCTCTTTATCTTTCTTTTCTTCTTTTGTTGCGCGTTCCCCTAGTAAGAAACCTACTAGGAAAATAAGTGTACTGAATACGATTGTTTCAATATTCATTTCTATCCATCCTTAAAATAAAATTCAATAACATTCACATCATGTTGTTGCCGGCTTCCTGTGATTCTCCAAAGTAGCTGTCTGTAATCGTCATATTCCCCAGATTCTTCAGAAACCGGATCTAAAACCACAATGGTTTTGTATTTGTGTTGTAAGCCATCCACTCCGACGCCTAGAACTTGACTAGTAGCTACCACTACTTTTCTATCTAGGCCTTCCTGTCGGCCCCCGGTCCATATTCCTATTTTCGGGTGTCTTTCATGGATCACATTTACAATTTGTTTGGACTTGCTGACTATAAGCATATCTTCAGGCGTCCGATCTATCAGGCCGTCCAGCGTGGTCATTAACGGGGTGTCCTGGTTTATTGGTTTTAACCTTGGAAAGTCAACCGCTACGCCGGTTTGGTTTAAATACCGTTCAAAGGTAGCCCGTCCAAACGACTGTTTAGCTATTGCGGTTTTACCATCAACCGTTACTAAATTCAGCTTCCTAAATTTCTTTAAAAGTTCCGGATTTCCAGGGTTTAAAGTGTTTTTATAAAAGCGGATCTTGTAACCGTTATTTTCTGTTGCTTGTTCAATTTCTTCTATTTCTTCCCAACGGAAGAAGTTAGGGAGATTTTTAACATAGCTTTCATAGTTTCTAAAATCTTGCCATTTTTCTTTAGAGTAAGAAAACGGATCATAAACCATTTGGCCATGCGTTTTCTGCCATTCAAATTTTTGATTAGGTTTAGCACGTCCAAAGATTGTTTTTTCTAAAGGGTAGAAATTCTGCCCCTTTTTCCTGATTGGCGTAGCAGATAGCCCAATAGTGTATTTACGCTTTATTTTTCGATATAAGGCGCTTAATTTGTCACTACTCATATTCTGCCATTCGTCTATTATTAAGACGTCACAAGCGATTTTAAGGCCCTTTTTAACCCTATTTTGTAAGGTTCTATCCGTGATAAAATCAAAATCGCAATTATCCGAATAGTTGAACCTTTTAACCGTATCTTTCCAACCGTCAAGAATGGATAAGCGGTTATTTAAGATTAAAACCTTTTTGGCTTTCTTATGTTTGCAGATTTCCAGGGCGCAAATTGTTTTCCCACGTCCCCCCAAGGCTTCAAGAAAAATTCCGTTTGTTATCCTATCGCTACGCTCTACGGCTTCTTTTTGCCATTTCTTTAATTTTAATTTTAATGTTATTTTCGATCACCACCTTCCCAATATCAGAAACAACCTCTTCAATGTCATTTCTCACGGCCCAAAACAAACCTAAACGGGCGGACGCTCTAGCGTCTTGATGGTGACTTTTGTCGAATTTCCACAAATTAAGGGTTTTTAACAATTCATTTGGTATATCTGATTGATACCCGGCGTTACGTTGTAAAATTGCTTCCGGAAAGAATAATTGAAAGTAAGCAATAGTTTCTAAAACTGAATTATCTTTAGAAGCGTCATTGTCACGCGCTTCAAATTTCTCAATTATTACTACGTCTGGTTGTAATTCGTAACCAACATCAGCAAACCACCGTCTAATGGCCGGGAGCCCCTTTGGTACTATCCAATGGTTGATTAAACGGGCGTTATTGAGGTAAACAATCCCGGAAGTGCTATCTTCAGCCTTGTTTGAAGATGGATCAATACTTAAAATTTTCATTTACTTGATCCGTAAGCTACGGTTTTCCTGAAGCGTAGCGCCTTTAATTTTTTTACCCTCATTCAAAACTTCATAGAGTGCCTTTTTATTTGGGCTTTCAGTTATCTTTTTCACCCAATATTTTTTAGGTAATTCTGCTTCATCCACTACGACACTAGCTTTTGAATTTTGAACTGAAATAGTGAATAGTTCACCTTTGATTTTTGTTTTCCCGGTGATTTCCATTGAAGCTTGTAAGTCACGCTTCAAGCGTTCAATTTTCTTATCAGTTCTTTCTTTCTTTTCTTTAAAGCGCTGTTCTTCTTCCTTATAAATCTGCTTATCAGCTTCAAGGTTGCGGATCAATTTAGCGTAATTTTCCGCCTTGGCCTCGATTTCTTCATTAAGTCCCAGACTTTCGATTGTGTCTAATTTGGTTTCATCATCAATTTCTAAATTGTAAATGTCCAAATATTGGCCTGTTAATTCATATAAAGTAGCCATTTTTTTCTTCCTTTCCTTTTAGAGAACTTCAGCCATTCCCCAATCATTATCAGAAACAGAAGCTTTTCTTAGTAGCGCCATTTGGGCGTTGTATTCTTCAATAACTTTCTGATCGTGTGCCTTAATTTCATCTTCCCAAAGGGCTTGTAATTCAGCTACCTTGTTAGCTTGTTTCTTTCTGCGTTCTGCTTTTCGGTAATCAATCACGGCGGAAATAAAACCGGCTGTGAAAGAAATTCCTGAAACTAGTAGCACTCCGGCCACTTGACTGGTTAAACTTGGTTCTAACATTTTTCAATTTCCTTTTCTTGTTCTAAAATCTTATATACATCTTTCAGATCATACATTTTTTCCCGCCCCTGTTTTCTGTACTTCAGGCCCCGGCGTCTTAATTTCTTAATGTATCCGTGGTCAAAGCCAAATCTTTTACAAAGGTCTTTTTGGTTAATTGGTAGCCGTTCCGCTTCCAACTCTTTTCTAACTTCTTCTTTTGCAAACTGAAGAAGTTCTTTTATAGCCATCTTTGCTATTTCGTCATTCAACAAAGGCGGTAAACTTATATTTTCCATTTTCACCCCCTCAACTATGCGGGCAAGCTTAGTTATGTTATAATGGTAGTAGTTAAAATTCCAAAGCGTTCAATTTTCTATTGGGCGCTTTTTTTTGTGTGTCAGTCGACATTGTAATCAGCAATGACTTGCAAAATAAACTTATTCGCTTTTGGCCCACGGGTCGAACCGCTTAAAATGTTCGTTACTTCCTGGCGGTCCCGCCCATATACTGAAGCCAAATCGCTTTTTTTGATATTGTTTGCTTCCAGAAACGCAACTACTTTCTTCCGTCCTACGTCAATATCTGGCATATATCTTTTTCCTTTCTTCTTTATTGTAAACAGAAAAGCAACTAAAAAATTAAATATATTTTGATATCAGTAATGTATTTAA